GATGAAGGCTTAAAGCAATTCGCTACTGCGCGTCAGGTAGAATTTATTGATGCCTATAATGAACATGGCTCTTTAAGAAAAACTGCTGCGGCATGGGCATTTGTGCAGGAACAATCCAAAAGTCATTTGATGGTCTCAAAAGTCGCGCAGCTCGACAAGGATATTCACCCGAATTACATTTGAATAAAGTCGCGCCTGAACCGTTTATTGTGCGTGGATATTCAAATTATTACGACAAAGATGCACACACACACGGTTACACAGAAAACTACGCGGGCAATGGCTAAAAACTAGAGTAGACGACCAAAAACTGCACGCAATGATGCTTGCAACAATTGAAGGTCTAAAAGACGAAATACCTAGAGTTCTGCACAGAACGCTATCCGCATCTGAATTACTCAATGAACACCTACTAAACTGCTACGTCATCACTGACTACCATCTAGGTATGTTAAGCTGGAAAGCTGAAACTGGCGCAGATTGGGATATTGAAATAGCAGAGCAAATGATTATTAGATGGTTTTGCTCAAGCCATTATGCAGTCACCTAACGCACAAACAGCAATATCTGCGCAACTATCGATTTCTACATTTTGACGGTATTGATGCTGTTACTCCGCAATCAAAACACTTGCCAGACGTTGATACTGTTCTTCAAAGCTAGTGCTGTTCAGCTATCCGCATATTGCGTACAGTTATTGGATATGTCACGTGTTTGCGAAGCATGAAAAAGTCCATGTGATTAAGTATTGATGCTAATCACGACCCTGTGTTGCCAAATATATTTCCTGTGAATGGTTTGCTGTGTTTTATGAGAATGAGCCGCGTATCACTGTAGACACCAGTCCCATCCTACAATGCTTATGAGTTTGGAAAAACTGCGCCATTTTTTCCATCACGGGCATAAAAAAGAATGTGTCTAGCGTGAGTGAAGTATTTTGCAGCTAACCTATGAGATGTTTGGCAGAACGAAACACGCTTACGCACATTTGGGTCATCTGCACTCAATAGACGTAAAAGAAACAATTTGATAGTAGAACAGCATCGAACTTGGCTGCGCCTGATGCTTATGCTTGTACGCGGTGGTTGGCTATCAGGTCGTGATGCTAAAGTTATTATGGTTATTACAACGAGTTTGGTGAGGTAAAGCAGGCTAACGATTAACTCTGATATGCTCAAATAGGGGCCATATGATTACTCATGGATTTAAGAAAATCGCATTAGTTGTTGCATCTGCTATTGGTTTTTGTGCTTGGCAACAGGCTAAAGCAGAGGATAATTTGACATATCAATTTAATGACAGAGTGGCTATTACTATTCTAAATGTGCCTTGTAAGATTAAGCAACTAGATAAATTATACGAGTTTGCTGTTGTCGCAAAGCGTGTTGATGGTCAATATCTATTCGGGTGTTTTACCCATAAAAATGACGATATTGTTATTCAATGGTAGGTGGCGATAAAACAATATTGCCAGCAAATGCGTTTTTAATAGGTAACTAATATGTTTAAAAAGTCGGTATTTATGAACATATATCTGACTAATGAGTCAGAAGAAATTGAAAAAGTTAATCTTATAAGTTAATTTAGTTTTAATTTTTGCTTAAAAGTAAACTAATAGTTTGCCTGTTGAATTAAATTCAAACTATTTGACAGGCGAAAAAAGAGCCGCAAATTAGTAAAATGCGGCTCAAAACTGGAGAAAGCGAAGATCGTTCTTGCGCCGACTCATTCAAGTCATAAATCCCTACCATCCCAGTTTGGCTTTCTCACTTAAGACACATTGGGCAATAGACACGATTACACTCGCGCAACAGATAGCAAATTCTCACCACAAATCTCGCATAAAACACTATTTCTCCACGAGATAATTGGATTTTCTGCACTTCTGCAAGGCCTCTCGATTTATTTATATTTTCCATTTCATCTTACTTTTTTATTGATTATTTGATTAAAAGTGCTTGACAATCAAACTTAGATGTTTTATACTTGGCATTGTAGTACATTTTTTTAATTACGAAAGTCACGAAAAAATGAGATATAAATACGCAATTATCAAACACGGTGAACTCGTTTTAGACGTTTGCATCGACACACAAAATAATACCTTGATAGGTTTATATTTGCAAACAGACAAAGCGAGACAAGACATCGCTGACATCTCTTGACGAAATTCAATCAAACAAAATCTAACAGACGAGAGCTATCGACAGATTGGCGGCATCAAATGAAGTTTTAAAGACCTTAAACTTGGTATGCTTCTGGATAATCAGCGACGAGGACAATCCGCAAAGATTTACACTGGCAAGATTGTCGACCTTTGGAATAAAGGCGACAAAGTAATGGTGCAATCTGATGATGAAGTCGACAGTTTTGACGATGGGGGCAGCAATGAAAATCAGTTGCTACACATATCCTTAATTTATAGGGGCGAATAATGGAAAACTTAGTTTAGAGTCCTAAATTGCAATTGGTAGTTTTAGCAGTAATGATTATTGGTGAAAAGATAGTGGGAGCGAAAAATGAGTGTATATAAAGCAATCAACAAAGTGCAATCAGACTTAGCAAAAGCTGGGATTAGCAAAAGCAGAAAAACCAACAGGGTAGTGGATATAACTTTCTGCGGCATTGATGACATCTACAACGTAGTGTCACCATTACTAGCCGAGCATGGTTTGTGTATCCTGCCGCGTGCTTTAACCCGCGAATGTATCGAACGCCAATCAAAATCAGGCGGTGCGCTGTGTTACACGTCAGTCGAAGTCGAGTTTGACTTTGTATGTGCTGAGTGATGGTTCCAATGCACACAGTCAAGACTTTTGGTGAAGCAATGGATAGCAGCGGGATAAATCTACCAACAAAGCAATGTCAGCAGCATATAAATATGCGTGCTTGCAGGCTTCTCGGTAATCCCAACTGAGGGCGACAATGATGCGTGATGCATCTACGCACGAATTAGCAGCCAAACCAGTCGAACTGAATTACGTCTCTGAGCAAGTTGGTCAAATCCAGCATATTGCGGATGCGGCTGGCGTAAGTGCAGAAAATATTTGTAGGCGCTTGGTGGTATTACACTCACTGGGCGTACGCCATTACAGATGTTTGATGGTGTTATCAAGAAGTTAAATCTTTCTATTAAACAAGGGCAAAGAAAATGACACAAAAAACACGGCTGCTTGATTTTTTAGAAACTCATGGGAAAGTAACCCACTCTTGAGGCTTTATCGAAATTAGGATTTACAGACTATCAGATACCGTTTTTAAACTACGCAAAGACGGTAAAAAGATAGTTACTCACCTAGTTAATGTTACTAACCAATTTGGCGAAATATGCACTGTCGCTGAATACAGATTAGAGGGCTAATCATGTCAACAATCATTATGAAACACTTTAACAAGATGCCACCACCACCAAAGAAGTTGTGGAACGCAGAGAATTAGCAGTGAAAGAAGTAATCGCTGCGATGGGTCACAAATATTGTCTAGCTAGACCAATGCCAAAAGTGAGGTAGTTATGGAAACGAAAGAGCAAATAACTGTAAATTTAATCTAAGCCAGTGAAATAAATGTTATGCCTAAACATTTATGGGTATATCTGGGTCCTGTTGGCAGGATTGAGATTAAATACGGAAAAGCAGCAGGCGCAGCACACGATACATGGACACTTTTAGGATATATCGAGGTTAAAAATGACATCACTTTACCAACTAAGTAACGAATACCAAGAAGCACAAATCAAATTGCTAGAGTCAGACTTTGACGAACAAACAATTGCAGATACGCTAGAAGGTCTAGCTGGCGACTTGGAAACAAAGCAGTCAATGTTGCTATGTTTATCCGAAGTGGAAGTGACAGCAGATGCTATCAAACAAGCAGAAACAGAAATGGCTGCTGGACGCAAAGCACTGGAAAAGAAAGCAGATGCGTTTAAGCAGTATCTCAAAAGACAATATGCAACGCTGTGGTATCACTAAAATCGAGTCGCCATATTTTGCGCTAACGATTAAGAAAAACCCGCCAGCCGTTGTTATTGATAACGCTGGGTTAATCTCAGTAACTTATATGTGTATCCCGAAGCACCTGCGCCATATCCTGATAAAAAGGCTATCGCAGAGCAGATTAAAGCTGGAAATGAAGTAAACGGCGCACACCTTGAACAAGCAGAACGATTGGACATTAAGCAATGGCATCAGTAAATAAAGTAATTTTAATTGGTAATGCTGGCGGTGACCCTGAGATTAGATATATGCCAAACGGTGAAGCAGTGGCTAATTTTAGCATTGCGACAACAGACCAATGGAAAGATAAGCAAGGACAAAAGCAAGAACGCACAGAATGGCATCGTATCGTTGCCTACCGAAAATTAGCTGAAATTGTTGAAAGCTACGTCAAAAAAGGCAAGAGTGTCTATACTAGTGGCGCAATTCAAAGCCAAAAATACACGGACAAACAAGGTGTCGACAAGGTTCTTATCCTCAAATTGTTGCAGACGAACTACGTTTGTTAGACAGGGCGCAAGAGCAACAACAGCAATCATCACCTAAAGAAAGTGCTGCGCCTGCTGCTGATTCTGATGCGTTTGAGGATGATCATCCCTTTTAACTAAGTGATGCGATAACACTTTAAACACGGGCGGAACGCACGATTTTATCGTAAGACAATAAAACTTTAGGCGTGTTAGTAGCCCACCATTTTTGAGGGAGTAATTATGGCAAGAATAAACCACTGGACAGATGCAGAACTAGATTTGATGTCTAGGCACTATCCAACAGCAACGCAAAGCGAAATGGCATCTATGCTGCCAGCTAGAAGTTATAGCGCAATTAAGCAAATGGCAAAAACAATGAGATTACGTAAGCTTATCCGTGATGTGACTGTCGAGCAATTAGATAAGCACTCGCGCATGATTGGTAGCGGTATTTTGTCGAAGCGTGGCAATATCATCACGCATCGGATGGTGTGATATGAATAAAACAACAGAAGCAGAATTAGATATTAAATCTATATTCTCATTATTCAGATGGAAGGTTGATATATAAAGAACGTAAAGGCAGTATGCTTGCTGGCTATGTTGCAGGAACTGTATCTGCTAATGGATACATAATAATTAAAATAAAAGGGAAAGTTTATCTTGCACATAGGCTTATATTTTTATTACATCATGGCTATCTGCCTGCATATATTGACCACATAGATGGCAACAAATTAAATAACAGAATTGAAAATTTAAGAGAAGCCACTAAAACAGAAAATGGATTAAATCAAAAAATAAGGGTGGATAGCAAAACAGGCGTTAAAGGTGTTACTTGGCACAAAACAAATAAAAAATATCATGCACAATTAAAAGTTAATGGCGTAATAAAACATATTGGTTATTTTGATGATATTGATAGTGCAAGCCAAGCCATTACGCAAGAAAGAAATAAACATCATGGGGAATTTGCAAATCATGGATAAAGATACCGCATTAAAGATGGCAATTGAAGCAATGAAATGGTTACGAACAAGACCTGACGGAACTATTTTGCCTGAAACACAAGCGGAAAAAGATATGCAAAGAAGCATTAGAAAGCCAAGAGCAGGACTACGAAAAGCGTGGGCTTGAGTTTGAGAATGAGCATCTTAAAAAAGAACTAGATGCGGCAATGTATTTGCTTAATAAAAGCCAAGAGCAAGAGCCTGTGGCGTGGATGGGCAATTATTCCAACACATCATCATTAGCATTCCAAAAAGAAGCGTTAAAAGATGCTAAAGAAATAATCCCACTCTACATTCACCCTGCGCAGGCATTAAGTGAAAATGTAGTTGGCGAACTTATTGAAGATTACCATTTTGGAACGATGACAATTGGTGATTTTGTAAGGCATGTAGAACAAGCACATGGAATAGGAGTTAAAGATGCTTGATAAAAATATCACAGCAATATGGACAGGAACTTTAGTCGCTTGTTTGATTTTAGTATTGATACTTGGACACAAAGACCCAGTAACTCCATGCTATGCTTATGTTAAAGATGGCAATGGAAACACTCACGTTATGCAAGGATGGAAAGCAAATGACTGATTACGTATTAAAACTAGCACTAGCAACAATGTGGACATTCATATTAGGTTTGATTTGTGGCTTTGTAGCGCGAGTATTTATGTTTGGCTGGGGATTGGTTTACTAAATGGAAAATAAACGCGGTGGCAAGCGCAAAAACGCAGGTAGACCATCACTCCCATATAAGACGAAGCAGCTAAAAATCACTTTGCCAGTGAATTTGCACTATATGTTTAAGATGCTTGGTGGGTCTAAATGGGTGGAACGGTTAATTTTGTTAGAGATGCACAAAGATGAGTGAACATTTAGAGCAAGTGGCTGTCGTGCGCTGGTTCTTGTATTGCTTATCCTAAGCTAGTGCTTTTTCTTTATCCTTTAATGCTGCTAAACGTAGTGTTGGATTAGCAAACTACATGAAGCAAGAGGGATTGCTTTCTGGAGTCAGCGATTTATTCTTGATGAAAGCAAATAAGCACTTCTATGGTCTTTTTATTGAGATGAAAGCGCGTGGCGGTAAAGTATCAGACCAGCAGCGTTATTTTATCGAGCAGGCAATAGCAAATGGATATGCTGCTTATGTTTGCTATGGATTTGACGATGCTCAAACAGTGATACTTGAATACTTGAGAGATGTTTAGATTTGTATTATGATTGGTCAATGGGATAGGGAATGCAACCCGAAAAGTAAGAACCATCACTTACCTGCCCACTTTTTCTTGTGATGGATAAACTAGATGGGGTTTATATGCACTACTATAAACGAAACTTAGGCGACTATGCTAAAAAAGCGGGTCGACTTACCATGTTACAACATGGTGCTTACACACTTCCTCTTATAGACTCTTGCTACGATAGAGAGTCATCCTCAACACTTGAACAAGCTATTGACTGGACTTTGGGCATCAACTGATGCAGAAGTAGATGCTGTCAAATTTGTACTTAGTCGATTTTTTCTACAAGACTGAAAATGGTGAATATGTACAAGACCGCATCATGCAAGAGCTACTCGAATATCATGCAAAATCCGATAAAAATAAACAAATTGCGATTGATAGAGAGGCTAAACGTAAACAATCGAACACGAAACGTGAACGAAACGTAAACGAACCGTCACCTAACCATAAACCAATAACCAATAACCATAAAACCAATAACCAATGAATACATAGCGCAAATACCTGCGGATTTGCTATCTGATTATTTAAAAATTCGTAAAGCTAAAAAAGCTGGTGAGTTTACAAAGACTGCTTTTGAAGGAATAGAACGGGAAGCATTGGCAGCAGGGATTAGTATTGTTGATGCAATTCGTATTTGTGTAGAACGTGGGTGGGTTGGTTTTAAATCAGAATGGATTGAAAACCAAAGGACAAAAAATAGAGATAGTGATTTACAATGGTTTTTAAATAATGGTAAAGAGCCAGCAATTCAACAGCCAAAGATTATTTTAGGTGCGGAAAATGATTGAACGTGAAAACAAGCATTTTGGAATATGGTCAACGTCTGCATGGAATTGTATCGTTGCCCAGCATTGTCAAAAGAGGCAGTAGCTATTTGGTGGTCTAAATTGTCGAAATACGAGTTTAATCATGTATCAAAAGCATTTAGCAAATGGACTGAAACTAATAGACGGCAGCCAACACCAGTTGACATCATTGACCTATGCAAAGAGCAGCAAAGCAGACAATCTTTTGTCGCGCTTGGTAGAAAATTCACACCTGAGGAAAAAGCGATTAACAAAGCCAAATTAAACGATATAATGAAAGAACTGGGCTTACGCAAATCATTTTAGGGGTTTTTGATGACAACAATCGCTTACAAAGACGGAATTATTGCAGCAGACGGTAGAGCAACAAGTGGTTATGAAATCACTGAGGACAATTATGAAAAGATGATGTGCGTTGATGGAGTGATGTTTTTTTAAGTGGCTCAATTTGCGATTTTGAAAACTTCCATTGAATGTTACTTGATGGGCGCAAAACCGACTAAAGGTAACGAAACAGCAGCATTTGTTTTTGAGGATGGAAAACTATTCCAAAGCAGCGATTTGTAGCTATCACGGGTTTTGGAAGCGCAAACTTAACATGAAAACAATTACGCAATCGGAAGTGGCGAGCAATACGCACTTTCAGCGATGGATTGTGGAGTATCTGCAAAAGAAGCAGTCGAACAAGCAGCAAAGCGCGACACAATGACAGGCGGTATCATTACTGAGTACAATTTAGTTGAAATGGCAAAAAGTAAATAACTGGTGCTATCGTTGGCAGAATTACACGCTGACGTTTGCCGAGAGTGTTAAATACAAATACTCACTATGGCATTTAAAGAATGGAAGATTTGACCAAGCAGTGTGTCTTGGTCACTTTGCAGAAAAAGGGGCGAGGCAATAGAATGTCTAAAATCAGAAATAGCGCAAGAGGCGAGCAATGCACAGTCCGCTATTGGTGGATAAACTACCATAACCCTGAAACTGTGGTATTCGCTCATTCAAATAAGCAGAAACACGGAAAAGGCATGGGGGCTTAAAGCAAAAGACGAGTTTGGTGCTTATGCTTGTTATCGCTGCCACGCAATTTATGACGGATTGGAGTCGCGCCCGAAGGATATAACTAAAGCGTATGTCGATGAAATGTTTGAGAAAGGCATGGAACGAACACGCAATATATTGATTGAAAAAGGGCTAATCAATGGGCAGGCATAAAAAATCAACGCTAAAATCACTCAAAGCACGGGCAAAGATACTAATCGCTGTTAGAGATGGGATTAAATCAGCATCGGCAATCTATAAACAAACCAATATTGAATACGTTGAAGTCCACAGGCATTTAATAGCACTCACGAATGAAGGTCAGGTCATTTGTCGCCAAGTACACAAAAGACCGCGAGGAAAAGCATTATTTAACGAATACGATTTTGTGTGTGATAGAGATAATCTTATCGAGCAATATGGAGATATGCAGACAAAGATGCCTATCCTGAAAATGATTTTTTATGCAAGATGCTCGGCTACACTAATGTTGAGCCAGCAAAAAACGGCAGAGTTTATACAGAGAACGACTTTAATCGCATCAAGCGCGAGAAAAATACACAAGTTGGACACCTAAAGTCCATAAAAAGACCAAACACTTTGTAAGCGGAAGCACATTATTATGGTTTTGAAATTCCACCTTACTGAGTCAAACAAGCCATATTTATTCGCAAAGCTGCAAAGCCTAGACTCTACAAAAGATTATTATGTGAATGTAACGGAGTATGACAGCAGAACGCTTGAGCAAAATGCCAAAATACACGCAATGCTTGGCGATATAGCGAAGCAATCTCGCCATTTGAACCAAGTATTAGGCGCAGATGATTGGAAGCGGCTATGCGTAGCGCAATTTAGGACTGACTGCATACGGAATGACTTACCGAAGCTGGCTGACTATTGGAAGCGCAACGAATTTAGATTGATGCCTAGTCTTGACGGTCAAAGCGCTGGTCGCGCTAGGAACTCAAACGCGGGATATGCCGATTTATGTAATGAGTGGATTTATCGAGTGGCTTTTGTATTATGGCGCAGAAAACGATATTCAATGGTCGAATGACTATAACCCACACTAACTTATTGAATGTTTGACACTATATTGAATAATGGTTATATTAAATCACCCATCTCAGTAGCTTGCGAAACTGCTAAATGACACATCAGCGTGACCAGTCGCGCTAGTCCTGACGAGATACTGCTAGTCCGTGCTACTAAGCGATGTGAAAAGCACATAAATTCATAAAGGATAATCATGGCTTGTAAAACAAAGAAAACAGGTAAGGGCGGCAAGGGCAAAAAATGACAGACGTTAATTCAACGCTTGATGAACGCGGCAGTCGATATGGTAGCTTTGAAGGACACGCAAAAGTAACTCAAGACCTAAAGGATGTTATCTATGACGCGCTAAAGACACGCAATAAAGAACTAGCACCTGACCAATACGAAGCACTCGATATGATTTGTCACAAAATTGGTCGCATTGTGAATGGCGATGCTAACTATGCTGACTCATGGCATGACATAGCGGGATACGCTTCGGCTGGTGGACAAACGATTAAACGGCGAAATAAAATAGGGCAAATATGCAGGAACTATCAATCAAATACAAATCAATCAATGACTTAATCCCTTATATCAACAACTCTCGCACTCACTCACCTGAGCAAGTGCAACAAATCGCATCAAGCATTAAAGAATTTGGCTTTACCAATCCAGTGCTATTAGACGGTGATAACGGAATTATTGCTGGTCATGGTCGTCTACAGGCAGCAAAACTACTCAAATTAGACAAAGTGCCAACGATACGCCTAGATGGATTATCAGACGCACAAAAGAAAGCATATATCATTGCGGTGGGACAATAAACTCGCACTAAATGCTGGCTGGGATGTCGAGATGCTGCGCTTAGAGATGACAGAATTGCAAGACCTAGAGTTTGATTTAAGTTTATTGGGATTTGATGACAAAGAACTTGCAACGATACTCGAACCTGAAGTAATCGAAGGTCTAACTGACGAGGATGAAGTGCCTGCTGTGCCTAACGATCCAAAAACAAAGCTTGGTGATATTTATGTGATGGGCAATCATAGGTTAATGTGCGGTGATAGCACCAGCATTGATGATGTAGAAAAGTTGGTTAATAACACAAAGATTGATTTATGTTACACAGACCCTCCTTATGGAAATTAATGAAAAGGGCGATAGAACAGCAAGAAAAACTGGTTTAGCTAAAAATCATAACTTTAAAGATTTTAAAGATGACACTATTGACTACGCTGTAGAGGCTTATCAAATTGTAGAAGGGATATTAAATATTCCTAGACAAGTTTGGTGGGGTGCTAATTATTACTGTCACGCTTTGCCACAATCTAATAACTGGTTTGTTTGGGATAAAAGAGTAGAAAACAAAAATGACTGATACTCAATCTGATTGTGAATAGCTTGGGTTAAATCTAAATGGTCAAGCGTAAGAATATTTAGACATCTTTGGAAAGCTTTAATAAAGATATGAAAGAAACGCAGCCAAGAGTACACCCAACACAAAAACCTGTTACATTGGCTGAATGGTCTTTTGATTATTTTGAAGAGGTAAACTCAGTATTAGATTTATTTGGCGGTTCAGGCTCTACATTAATCGCTTGTGAAAAAAGACAGAATCATGCTTTATGATGGAGTTTGAGCCACATTACTGTGACGTTATTGTTAAACGCTGGGAAGACTTTTACAGGTCAAAAAGCACAACTGCTTTCTGGAGTTATAAAATGTCACAAGGTATCGAACACAAGCCAACGGAAGAGTCGCGCAGACTTGTCAAAAGCCTAAGCGCAGTCGGTATTCGTTATGTCGATATTGCTCAAAAGCTAGATATAACTAGTGACACTTACGAAAGCACTATAAGAACGAATTAGAGGATGGTCGTATTGATGCAAACGCTTCAATCGGTCAAGGGGCTATTTCAGCAGGCAAAGAAAGGGAACGTGGCTGCCATGATATTTTGGCTAAAGACACGTGCTGGCTGGAGTGAAACACAAATACACGAAATCGGTGGAATTGGTGGCAAGCCACTACAAAGCCCGATATGATGATTACATCTGATGAAACTGACGACAGCACAACGGAGACTTCGCAGCGAGTAAGGCTCGCTTCCCTGCTTTCGTTGGCGGTTTCGGCTCAGGTAAGACACACGCTGGAATTATGCGTGCGTTAAGCCTAAAGTCGCAAATACAAGAGGATGTCGGCTATTACCTGCCAACGTATGACTTGATTAGAACGATTGCCTATCCGCGATTTATTGAGTTGCTAGAGCAATCTCGGTATTAAGTACAGCCTAAATAAACAAGAAGCAGTCATATACACACCTGATTATGGTGGTGTTATTCGTTTCAGGACAATGGAAAGCCCTGAACGGATTGTCGGTTACAGAACAGTCGCACAGCGTACTAGACGAACTTGACACGCTGCCAACGGAAAAAGCCTGCGATGTTTGGAATAAGGTTATTGCGCGTAATCGTAAGCAATCCGCACTAGGTAATAGTGTGGCAGTAACAACCACGCCTGAGGGCTATCGCTTTGTGTATGAAACGTGGCACAAGAATAAGCCAAATGATGACTATATCATCTATAAGGCAAAAACTAGGACAATCCATCTCCTTCCTGCTGGCTATGTAGAGTCATTAGAGCTACTTACCCAAGTAATCTGCTGCAAGCGTACCTAGAGGGTAGAATTTGTTAACTTGGACGGCTGGTAGCGTTTATCCTGAATTCGATAGACATCTAAACGCAACAAGTGAAACGATAAAAAATGGCGAAGGATTGCATATTGGGTTAGACTTTAACGTGACAAAAATGGCTGCTGTCGTTCACGTATTGAGGAATGACGAGCCACACGCAGTTGATGAATTGACAGGAGTATTTGATACTCCAGCTATGATACAATTACTTAAATCAAGATACACAGGGCAAAAGATTTTCATTTATCCTGATGCAAGCGGAAACAATCGCAAGTCGCAAAATGCAAGCGAAAGCGATATTGTGCTACTCAAGCAGGCAGGATTTATGATTATGGTTAATCCGCTGAACTCAGCCGTCAAGGATAGGGTTTTAGCTATGAACAAGCTAATAGGTGAGAGAAAGTACAGAGTTAATCCTGACACTTGCCCTGAACTTGTAGAGTCATTGGAACGCCAAGCATACGATAAGAATGGCGAACCGATAAGACTAGCGGATTTGACCACGTTTTAGATGCAACAGGCTACTGTATAGCGTATCGTTACCCTATTAGAAGCCGAAATATTCAACACGTTAAGGTGACAGGTATATGAACGACAATAAACATGGTGGCTATGAAGCCTTTGCCGAAAAATGGTTTAAAACACGCTGCGCAGTTGAAGGTCAGACTGCCGTTCATAGAGCTGGTGAGAAATTCCTGCCACGCCTGACAGACCAAACAGATAACGATTACAACGGCTATAAACCCGCGCCACATATTTCAACGCCACAGGTCGCACGCTTGATGGTCTTGTTGGCATGGTATTCCGCAAAGAGATGAAGCTCCGAATATCCCGATGCGCTTGAGCCATTGGTAGAGGACATCGACTTAGCTGGCAACTCTATTGATATGCTTGCGATGCGAACAATCGGCGATGTAATCCAAGTTGGTCGCGCTGGCATCCTTGTCGAATATCCACAAGTGACGGAAGCCCCGACAAGCCAAGCAGATGTGGCGCGTATGAACTTGCGCCCTTACACGACATATTATCCAGCAGAAAGCATCTTAGACTGGAGAGTTGAACGCGTGAATAATGTAATGCAGCCAGTGATGATTAAATTGGCTGAAACATACGAAATCCGCAAGAATGAATTTGAGTTTGGATACTAAACAGCAAATCCGCGCTTTATTGCTAACGGAGATTGGCTATATCCAACGCATCTATCGTAAAAATGATAAAGGCGATTGGGTTCAGATTGGTAAATGACATTGTGCCTATTATGAAAGGCTCACCAATTCCGTTCATTCCATTTTGGGCTTTTGTGAAGAAAAGAAACTCACTTACACTGCAAGACCCGCCATTGCTAGATTTGGCAGATATGAACTTGGCGCATTATCGCATCAGTGCTGACTACGAACGCGGATGTCACTTCGCTGGCTTGCCAACGCCGATCCAAGCTGGTCTTCCGTGCTGATGAAGGCGCAAAAATCTCACTAGGCTCAACGACTGTGCCGCCAGTAACGCCTGACGCTACAGCAAAATGGGGTTCTTTAGAGTTTACTCGGTCAAGGATTGACTTCACTCAAAGACAATCTCAAAGAGAAACAAGCACAAATGGCAGCATTAGCGCTTCCTGCATCCTAGCACCTGAAAAAACAGGCGTGGGAGTCAGAGGGCGCGATGCCGGTCCGTCACGCAGGCGAAAGTAGTGTGCTTTCAGCTATTGTCGAACTTGCATCCGAGAACTTTTGCTGCAGTCCCTGATGTTTATGGGTTCATGGTTTGGTGTAGACGGTGACGTAGAGGTGGACTTCAACAAAGACTTCTTGCCAGTGCCTATGGATGCACAACAATTAGACGCATTGATGAAAGCGTGGCAAGCTGGCGGCATCCCGCAAGAGGAACTATTTCACGCATTGAAACGTGGCGAGGTTATTCTGCAATCAAACTACCTATGATGAATACTTAGGCGGCATTGAGATGGATAACGAAACATCTATTAGCGGTGTTGTTAATCCTGAGGGTGATGCAGAACCTACTGTTGGGGTGCTTTCACAGATTAAATAGCGTTTGGGCTTATGAACGAGTTAATCGCTTTACTTACAGAAGCGTTAGCTAAACTCAAAGACCGCATTGACGGTATTGAGGCTATTACGCCGCAAAAGGGCGATACTGGCGAACGTGGTGAAAAAGGCGATAAGGGCGAAAAAGGGGATAAAGGTGATAAGGGCGATAAGGGCGATGCTGGAAAAGACGGATTGCTGACAGCGAGGCGAAAAAGGCGAACGCGGCGAAAAGAGCGGCTGGCAAAAATGGCAAGATGGGGAAAAAGGGAAAGACGGCAAGAACGGGCTAGACGGTAAAGACGGCAAGGATGGAAAAGATGGGCGTGATGGTATTGACGGTCTATCTATCAAAGGCGATAAAGGCGATATGCCAGCTTCATGAGTGGCAAGGTACTAAAGTCCGCTTTGAATTGCCTGACGGAAAATGGGGTAAGTTTGTCGACCTGATTGGTAAAGACGGCGCGATGCGCTTTTTGGTGGCGCAAGTGGTCTGGCAAACAATCTCGTTCAAGCGACAGCTCTATTGTTGTCACTCAAGTAGGTCAAGATGTAGACATCACGGTATCGCAAGAGTCGCCAGCATCAAATATCGTTAAACAAGTGCGTAATGAAACTGGCAGCACGCTAGTCAAAGGCACAGCCGTTTATATCTCAGGTGCGTCAGGAAACAAGGCAACTGTATCAAAAGCAATCGCAACTGGAGATGCAACTCCTGCGCAAACTCTTGGCGTTATTACGAATGATATCATTACTAATCAAAACGGCTATGTGACTGTCTTTGGCTCTATCGCTGGTATTGACACCAGCATGTATGCAAATGGCGCACAACTTTATCTTAGCTCTACTGTTGCAGGCGCATTTACTAGCGTTAAACAATACGCACCAGCGCATCTAGTTTATGTTGGTATCGTAACGCGCAGTCACAAAAATCAAGGCTCTATCGAAACCAATATCCAAAACGGATACGAACTTGAGGAACTGCATAACGTCAGCATCACAACACCAGCAAATAATGATGCGCTAGTCTATGGAAGCAGCAAGTGGACTGTAGGAAAAACAAGCCACAATCAGGTGGCGGTGGTGGTTCAGGCACAGTAACAAGTGTGGCGATGTCAGTGCCACTAGGACTAGAAGTTAGCGGAAGTCCTATCACGACTGCTGGCACGCTTGCAATTAACTTTGCTGCTGGCTATTCACTTCCGACCAATACAAAGCAGGCGCAATGGGATACCGCATATTCATGGGGTAATCACGCATCTGCTGGCTATCTTACTAGCATCAATGGCGCAATGGTCACTGGTGCATTAGGATTTACGCCTTATAACGCAACAAACCCAGCAGGCTATATCAGCACAGAAACAGACCCAATATTCACGGCACACGCAGCTTATGGCGTAACTACAACTAAGATTGGCAACTGGGACACGGCTTATAGTTGGGGCAATCATGCGACAGCAGGCTATCTAACGTCAGTATCATGGTCAATCATCACTGGTAAGCCTACATTTGCCACAGTAGCGACAAGCGGTGCGTATTCTGATTTGAGTGGTAAACCATCAATTCCATCAAAAACAAGCGATTTAACGAACGATAGCGGGTTCATTACTGGATACACTGGAAACCGACCCAGTATTCGTTGCTCATGCTGCTTATGGGGTGACAACAATAAAAATCGGCAATTGGGATGCTGCCTTATGGTTGGGGAAATCACGCACTCGCTGGATATTTGACATCTGAAACAGACCCAGTATTTACTGCAAGCGCGGCAGCAGGCATTACTGGCACGAATATCACAAACTGGAATACTGCATACGGATAGGGGAAACCACGCCAGCTCAGGATACTTAACAAGCGTTCTCATGGAGTATAATCACAGGCAAGCCAACATTTGCAACTGTGGCGACTACTGGCGCATATAGCGACCTGTCAGGAAAGCCAACTATTCCGACAAAAACCAGTGAACTGACAAACGATAGTGGATTTATCACATCAGTTGCAAAAACACTGCCAATCACAATAAGGAGATACTGACTGTCGCATCTATTAACGTGGCATTAGGTTATTTAGCGATATTGAATAGAGGCGGTCTCAACAATAAACGTGTCTATCGTTTAAGGATTTGAAATGACAAAGCGTTATCCATTAGTATTAAATGGCACAAGCGTTCAAGAATTGCAATCAGGCGATACCAATCGCGGCTGTGCAAGGCAGAAGTCACGACTGATAATGACTTGTCTTTTGATTTGTCTGCTTCTAATAACTTTGAATGTACTCCAACTGGCACTGGTGCGCTTACTTTTACAAACCACACGCGCGGTCAATCAGGCTATGTGCTGCTGGTAAATAGCGGTGGATATGCCATTACGAAAGCAGCAACAACTAAATCAAGCGCGACATTCCTAAGCACAATCTCTGCTGCTGGAACATATCTAATCAGTTATTATGATAACGGCACTAACACCTACGTCACGACAGCAGGGGCAATGACTTAATTGGCATCCGTCAATGAGCAACTTCTAAACAAACTGGTAGCACATGAAATTGATGTCTTGGAGCTATGGTAACGCTTTATCTAAAAAAGTAATCAATATCCTTAATAAAAGCGATGTGTCGATATTTGATAAGCTAAGACGCATCATAGATGAACTACCAGCAAGCAGAACTCAACGTCAAAAAGCTGGATAAGTTGATGCAAGCGGTGTTTAAAGTTAACAGTGCTGCTTACAATACTGCTCAAAACACAATTGAGAACAAGAACTCAAGGACTTCACCAAGCAAGGAACTAGGCTATCAAGCCAACATGATTGAGAAAGTCGCGCCAGTGCAAGTGAAAACTATCTCGCCTGAGCAAGTATATAGTGCAGCAGTAGCGCAGCCGTTTCAAGGTCAGATATTGAGTGAATTTTCTCAAAACTAAGCCAGCAAAAGCAAACAATGATTAACGATGCTGTGCGGATGGGCGTTATCGAGGGTAAAACGACTAACGATATTGTGAAAGCAATACGCGGCTCAAAAGAGTTAGCCTATAAAGACGGGATGCTTGCAATCACAAGGCGCAATGCAGAGGCAGTCGTGCTAACGGCAGTCGGTCATTCCAAAATGTAGCACAAGAGTCATTATATGAAGCTAACAGTGACATCATCAAAGGTTATCGCTACACAGCAACGCTAGACACGCAGAACAACAGAGCTATGTGCAAGCCGTGATGGGAACTTTTATCGCATTGGGCAGGCTAAACCAGCAATCCCAGCGCACTATCGTTGTCGCAGCCGTTATGCGCCTGTGATGAAGTCATTTAAAGAGCTTGGGCTAGATGTTGAGGAGTTTAACGCCAGCACACGCGCCAGCATGGATGGTCAAGTGCCTGAAAAGGTCACATATCAAGAATGGCTATCTACCCAATCTGCTGCGCGACAAGACAAAGTGCTAGGAAAACAAAAGGCTGAACTATTCAGAACAGGGCAGTTAACATTAGACAAATTTGTTTCGCCAACTGGACACGTTTATACTCTCGATGAATTAAGTAAACTCAACGACTTAACTTTGAACAATGAGTAAAGTTGGCATATAATAGTTTTAGTGGAATTTACGGCTGTGCCGTGTATTCTGTTTTCGTGGCTGTGCCACATAGTAGTGAGGTCTGTGACCTAAAACTTATCGGCAGTGCCGAGAGGGGGCAAAAATGAAGTTAGAGGATTTAACGCAAGATAAGCTAGACGAGATTGTTGGCAAGAATGAGTCTTTGGAAGCGAGTGTAAATGGGCTGAAAGCCGATTTAGTGAAGCTAAAAAGCTAAAGCTAAAGGTGCTGATATAGACCCTGAGGAACACGCGAACCTGCAAGCTCAAGTCGCAGAATTGACTAGCAAGTTGGAAACAGAAGGCAAAGCAGGTAAAAAAGAGATTGAACGCCTGTCTAATCTTATTAAAAGAAAAAGACGGTGCTTTGACTACACATTTACTTGACGCTGGATTAACAGATGCACTCGTTAAATCTAAAGTTAAACCTGAACTAATTGATGCCGCAAAAGCATTACTTGGAAAACAGGCGATGATTAAAAACAATGACGGCAAATATGAGGCTGTTATTGGCGACAAAGCGTTAGGCGAATACATTAAGGAATGGGCTTCAAGTGAAAGTGGAAGCACTTCGTAGCACCTGACTCTAATGCAGGCGGTGGCGCAAACGGTGGTGATAAAGGCTCTCAAGGCAAAACTATCTCACGCACAGATTGGGACACTAAATCTCATGCTGAACGATGCTAATTTAGCGAAAGAGGGCTTTAAAGTAACTGATTAACTTTAAGGAAAACTAAAATGGCAAACGTATTAACCAATTTAGCTGCTGACTTATACAAGGCAGCCGACATTGTAGGTCGTGAACTTACAGGCGTTGCATCTAGCGCAACAATCAACGGTAATGGTAGCGAGCGTGTAGCTTTGAATGACGTAGTGCGTTCACACTTCACTCGTGCTGCTTCTGCTGTTGACAATGCACCTTCAATGACTATCCTGAAGGTACAGACCAAACTGTTGATAGCAAAACATTGTCTATTACTAAATCTCGTGGCGTTCAAATCCCATGGACTGGTGAGGATATCCGTCACGTTAACAACGGTGCTGGCTTTGAGAACAATCTACGGCGACCAAATCCGCCAAGCTATGCGTACATTGGCTAACGAAATCGAGGTTGACTTGGCTACTGCTGCTTATCTAGGTGCTTCACGCGCTTACGGTACTGCTGGCACTACTCCATTCGGTTCAAACTTCAATGAAGTAGCTGAATTGCGTAAAATCTTGGTAGACAATGGCGCACCAATGACAGACGTAACAATGGTGTTGAACACTGCTGCTGGTACTAAATTGCGTAACCTTGCACAATTGCAAAAAGCTAACGAAAATGGCTCTGACCAATTGTTGCGTAACGGCGTATTGTTAGACTTGCAAGGCATCATGTTAGAAAGAGTCTGCTGGTATCCAAACACCTAGCGTTGGTACTGGTTCAGGCTACTTGGTAAACAATGCGTCAGGCTACGCTGTTGGTGCTACATCAATCGCTGTTGACACTGGTTCAGGCACTATCTTGGCTGGTGACATCATCACTTTCAACTGGTGACACTAACAAGTATGTAGTTGCTATCTGCATTGGCTGGTGGCGTTGTAACATTGGCAGCTAATGGCTTACGCCAAGCTGTTGCTGATAACACAGCAATCACAGTTGATTGCAGCTTCTACTCGTAACGTGGTATTCCACAAAGCAGCTCTTGAATTGGCTATCCGCGCACCAGCGATGCCAGCAGGCGGCGATGCAGCAGTAGACGCTATGACAATCCAAGACCCATATTCAGGTCTTGTATTTGGAAAGTGCGTGCTTACAAAGGCTTCCAAAAAGCAATGTTTAACGTATCAGCAGCATGGGGTACTAAACTTTAGGAACCAGAGTTTGCAGCAGTATTGTTAGGCTAATCAAACAGGCGGGGGTAATTCCCCGCCATTTAAAGGATGAATAAAATGGCAAAAGATAAAGCATTAAAGTTGAGCAAGTAGAGAACTAACAGAGCACAGAACTGTAGAAGCGGTGGAACTGCCCAGGAACAACAGAAGTTGAGCAAGTAAGAACGGCTCAAAGAGCGGAACACGAGCAATCTGCAGGAGCTGTAGAGGTTCAACGTGAAGGTAGTAGTAAAGATGGTTCGTGACGCTTCAGGATATCTGAGCCACACAGAGCTGATGTTGCTGCAAGCGAAGTTGGATTCACTACAAAACCTACGGCTGGACTGAGGCTTAGTGTAAAGAGTAAAAGAAGTCCCTTAGCGGGGCTTTCTGCTGAGTGCATTGGGGGATAATATGACGCTAATTGTAAAAATGGGACAGGCTTGGCAGATGCAGAGAGCTTTATTAGCGTTGCTGATGCCGACACATATCACAGCAATCGTGGCAATACTGCTTGGGCATCTTTAACGACTACCGTTAAAAGACAATGCCTACGCAAGGCGACAGATTACTTAAGACAGGTCTATCGTATGCGCTGGATTGGTTATCGCCACACGGAGGCTCAATCGTTGAGCTTCCCACGTGATGAAGTGCCACGCCGTGATTTTACATATCTCAATCAATTTAGCTTCTATCCAAATGACAGAAGTGCCGAATGAGGTTAAAAACGCTTGTGCAAGAATTGGCTTTAAAGTCAAACGCAAGAACACTTGCGCCTGATTTAGGACGCGTAACTAAACGTGAAGAAAAGTTGGTGTGCTTGAGGTCAGAATACGACACAAACAGCCAACCTTACAAAGAATATCGTAGCATCGACAATATGCTTGCACCATTTTTGAGTGGTGACGGCGTTCAACGACCAGTAAGCCAGTATGAACTACGTCAATCTAAAAGCCACTGCAAAAAGCTATTGCAAGACTTCGGTCAGTCAATGACACTGACACGCGAATGTTGCTGGCACTTACGACCCAACAACAGGCTCAATTACCAACACCACGCAAACATATACTGACTATGGCGTGGTTTTGCCTTATGGTGAAGGCAGCTCAAGCGTTGCTGACAGTCTTATTCAGCAAGGCGACAGACAAGTATTCATTCAAATGAGTACAGAGCAAAAACAACGGATCAAAATGACGATTGCAGGCGTGACTTACAATATCATTGCTGATAAAGCCACTTGAGCCTGCTGGTATCAATGTGCTTTATGAACTACCAAATTCGTAAATGATTAAGACACAAACCAAGACGTTTAAACTCGATTTAAACAAATTATTGGCGAAAGCTGGCAGAAACGCTGGTGCAGTAGCGCGTAAAGTGGCACTTAGAACATATACAAAGATTGTGCAAGAAAGTCCTGTTGATAGTGAGGAAATTGCGCGGCGAATTTGGGATGTTGGCATAAATAATGAGGATTTGACCAGAACAGCCAGCAGACAATGGTAAATTCGGTAGCGTGCCAAGTCCAGCAAAGGCTTTGAGTGCGTTGTCTGAGTTTAAACTAGGCGACAAGATACTTATTACAGATAATTTGCCCTACGTTCACAAGTTAGGATATGGGCTTTACGGTGGAAGGCAAAAAGACGGTTAACGGATTTTCAAGCCAAGCACCACATGGATTTGTCAGGGATTACTTACAAGAGATTTCGAGTAATCTTGAAGACATTGGCGAAGGCAGTTAAATGAGTATCTTGAAATTAGCGCAGCTTTTAGAAAAAGTTAGCCACGATTGCAAGTCCACTTTCCACTGCTTACAAAAGCTTGTGCCTTTTACGCCAGTGACGGGGACAGCTTACCAGCGTGTAAGATTGTTGCCAGCATCGCCTGAAAATCAACTCTGGTGATGGATATTATAGAAGTAGGATATTTTGAAGTCGTGCTGTTTTCCCACTTAATAACGGCGGGGCAAAGAGCGCAGACTCGCGCAAGAGCTATTAAAGACTTATTCCCTAGAGGTTTGAGCATGATAGAGTCAGGTCAAACGGTTGTTATTCCACGTACTCCTACCATTGGGTTGGCTACGCAACTGGATGATAGATACATTGTGCCAATCACGATAGAATATTACTCAGAGATTATCCCTTAACGGATTTTTAAAGGGACACAAAAATGGCATCATCTCAAGGCATTAACAAGGTCGTGACCTACAAGAAGAGGTCACATGAGGGACTAAGCCTAGCTCTACTGGCGGTCAAGCATGTGCGCCGTGTGACTGGCTCATTCCAATTAAGAAAAGATACATATTCATCAAATAAATTTTGACGACTCAACAAGTGCGTGATATGCGTCACGGCACACGCCGTTCAAGTGGTGCATTGAGGTGGAGGAACTTTCAGGCGCGGCTTATGCTGACTTTATCGCTGCTGCGGTTCGTAAAGACTTCGCTGCTGGCGGTACAACAGGTTCATCTACTGGCTTGGCATCAACGGCAACTGCTGTTACTCGCGCAAGTGGCTCATTCGTAACTGACGGTTTCAAGGTTGGTGACGTTGTAAATATCACTGGCTTCGTTGCAGCAGGCAATAACGGTTATTCCTAGGTAAAAACTGTTGCTGCATTGACATTAACTGTTGCTGCTTTGGCAGGTCAATCTCGTTCAATCGAGTCTGCTGGTGCATCTGTGACTGTTGCTGTTAAAGGCAAAAAGACTTATGTGCCAACAAGCGGTCATACAGATGACAGTTTCACATTTGAGGATGGTACGCAGATACATCAATCAGCCGCACATTCTTGGGTGAGCAAGTTGATACAATGTCTTTGGCGTTGCAGCCTAACTCATTAGCAACGATTGATTTCGGCTTTATGGAGTAAAGATGCGAAGGAGCTACTAGCTCTCAATACTTCACCAGCCCAACTGCAATTACTGGTAACGGCATTTATTCTGCACCTGATGGTTTCTTATTCATCAATGGCGTGTCAAATGGCGTGGTAACTGGTCTTAACTCAATTTGGCTAATAACATTGCTCAAAGAGCTGTGATTGGCTCTAACTCTATCTGGTGCTAAGTCACGTGGAGATGAGGTTTCAGTGACGATTGACGGCTCTGCTATCTTTGAGGATACCACTGTATTGAACTACTTTGATGCAGGAACCAGAATCAGCATCACTTATGTTTTAATGAGTGCTGACAATACAAACACGTTTTCAATTCACTTACCACGCGTTAAAGTTGGTAGCGCATCGACTGATGATGGTGAAAGTTGTTATCTTGTCATTCAATGGCACTGCTCTTGGATACACAGGCTCAACAACTGGTGTTGAAGCAACAACAATCAAATTCAGGACCACTTTGGTGTAAAAGAATAGCTGTGGCTAGTGTAATGCAAAGGTCGCCGCCCTCGGCCTGCCACGGCAACAGGCATAACAAAGGGCTAAATTATGAGTAAATCTTTAGATATTAACGCATTTAACGCTGTAGCTGAGTCTGAACAAGGCTTCGACTTGATGATGAAAGCAACAGATCGGACTGACACAGGCGTTATTTTCACAATCATTGGTCGCTATTCCGACTCCCGTTCAAAAATGGTCTAAAAAGGTGTTTGCTGAATATCAGCAAAAGTTAACGCTGCCAAGCGTAAAGGCAAAGAGCCACCTAGAAAGAGCATTGACCAGTTGCGTGAGCAAAATACCAGAAGGCGCAATTGTGCGCGTGATTGGCTGGAAAAGCGTCAAACAAGAGTTTTCGCATGATTTATTGAAGCAAGTATTGAAAAATAACCCGCATTAGGTCGATGCGATTATTGACCCAAGAAGTGATAACGCTGCAAATTTCACAGAAGCCTTGTAAACGAGCTTATAGAGTATTGCAAGGCAGAATTTGCATTAAACAAGCTATCCCAAAGATAAAGAAGCACACAATCCGAGCATTACATATCGGCAGGATACCTGAGAGGTGAATGGAGATTCCTGAAGAATACCGAAAGAGTCTTATTTATATTTGGATTGGTTTGTAAAACTAAATAACACACGGCAGTCAGGCGTTTCGTTTTCACCCATTACGCACCAAGAGATTTTGGCATTTTGCGTTTTATACGATATTAAAATGCGACAATGGGAAGTAGATTTGATAAAATTACTCGACAGAACAGTGATTAACAGAAAGGATGATTGATTATGGCGATTGATATTCTAGGGCTAGGCATTAGCATTGACACTTCGCCACTGAAAGGCTTAGCAAAGTTATTTAATGATGTTGGCAAATCTGCTAATAAAATGGCTGATGATATTGATAAATCGGCAGGTAAAACGATACGTTATCTAAATCAACATCAAGTCTTACAACACAACTAAAATCACTTGCTGGCGCATACATTGGTATCGCTGGCATTGGTGCGCTTGGCAATACGATTGACAGATATACCAAGTTTCAGCACAGCTAAAACTAGCCACAAAAGAACCAGGCAAGAGTTTTCTGCAGCATACGAACTCAATCGCTATTGCTAAAACTGCTCAAGCCGACATTGGTGCAGTTGGTAACACTTATGCGCGATTGGCTCGTTCACTTAGGCGACTTAGGTGCGACCCAAACACAAATCTCTAATGTGACAAAAACAGTCGCACTTGCGCTTAAAGTATCTGGCGCATCTGCTACTGAGGCATCTAACGCGATGCTTCAACTATCACAAGCGTTTAGCGCAGGTAAATTATCAGGTGACGAATTTAGGTCAATGGCTGAAGAACACACCTGTATTGATGCGATGCTTTGGCTGACAGCATGGGGTGCCTATCGGTCAGCTTAAACAAATGGCAGCAGATGGTAAGTTGACATCAGATGCAATGGCTAATGCGTTCAAAAACCCAGCGTTGGTTAACTCATTACGCGAGCAAGCAAAACAAGTACAATACGAATATCAGGTGAATACCAAAACCTTAAAAACAGATCAGCGATTGTTATTGGTGAATTTGATAAAGCAACTGGCGTGTCAAAGGCTGTTGCTGGCGGTCTTAAACTAATTTCAGACAATTTGAACATTGTTATCCCATTGCTAGGTGGATTAGCTGTGGCATTGGCTGGCATCTATTCCGCATCTATATTGCGCGGCATTGCATCTGTCGCAACTGGCATTGGCTCAATTATTACTGTGCTTTCTGGACCAGTTGGTCTAGTTGCTGCTTTGGCTGCTGCTGGCTTAGCTTTCTTGTCTTTTGGTAAAGATGCAACTAAAGGTGTAGACGATGCACTTGCGAGAATACAAAGAATGACAGAAGGAAGTAAAAGAAAACAAGCATCTCTGCACAATACGATGATATTAACGCCAAGATTGTAGAGCAGACTAAGGTATTGGCTGGCGCATATAAAAGACTTGAACGCCTAGAAGGTAAGCGCAAAGCTATTTCAGACCATCCAGCATTTGCAAGCGCAATGCAGGATATTAACGAGCAAGATTACAGAGCAACGTCAGATTATTGTTGGTGCGACTGGAAAACTTGGCGAATATAAAGATAAAGTAAGCAAAATTGCAACTGCTGGCAATAAACTAACAGCAAAGGCAATTATTTCACCTGAGGATGCTAAAGCAGCCGAAGAACTTCATTGAAAATCAAAAAACAAGCTGAGAACATTTGACGATTCCAAATCATCAACACTTGAGATATGAGGCATCACTATTAAGATTTGACGGCGCACAACTCGCTGTAGTGCGTTCAACGCTATCACAAATTCAAGCGCAAGAGACGATTAATATCTTTGCGTAAAGAATTGGCATCTTACACATCTGACCTATCTGCTATCTTTGAACTAAACCAAAGTGAACGCGATAACGTAAGCATCATGCAATCTAAGCTAGATTTGATGGTGCAATTATCACCAGCGATGCGACAAATGGCGCAAGACCAAATAGACCTTGCACGCGCAACACAAGAATTAACGACTCAATCAAACAAACTAACGATGTTATGGCTGCAACGCAAGAATATGACGATGCCGCCGCAGCTCGCAGTAAAACATTTGAGGATGAGATACAATCGCATTATGCGAGATACAGAGAACTTGAATACGTCAATTATCACAAATGACAAGGTTCGTGCTGCAAAACAATTAGAGATTGAGCACAATCGCCGCGTATGAGCAATATGCGCTTAATAAAGATTGGACTCAAGAGAAATTGACCTTGCTATCAGAGCAGAAGATAAACGCTACAGAGTGGCTAAACAAGGCATCAATGGCACTAAAGACTTGGTGAAAGAGCTTGGCTTGACGTTTACTAGCGCATTTGAGGATGCAATCGTAGCTGGTAAAAGGATTGTCAGACGTATTGAAAGGCATTGCACAAGACATTATCAAGCTAATGGCTCGTAAAATGGTGACAGAGCCGCTAATGGGTGCGATGTCAGGTGTGTTTGATAACTTACTCAGTGGATTTGGTGGTTTCCGTGCAGCAGGTGGCTCTGTATCAGCAGGGACCTTACGTTGTCGGTGAGCAAGGTGCAGAGATGTTTGTGCCAAGCACATCAGGGACAATCATTCCAAATAACAAGCTAGGCAATCAGGTGAACAATGTATCTATTACAATTAACGATAATGGGACTTACGCCAAGAGCAAGGCAATACAACGCAAATTGCAAAACAGATTGAGGCTGCTGTTGTTAAAGTGCTAATCGACCAAAAACGTCAAGGTGGTGTCTATGCCTAATACATTTACTTTTAATCCTACCTATGGCGCGACTGAGGCGACAAAGCCGAGTATTGGTCACGACATTTGGTGACGGATATGAGCAGCGCGTGGTGGATAGGATTAACCATATTCCGCCGCGTTTAGGATTTATCATTTTCTAAAGCCAGTGCAGATATGGCTGCTGTAATTTCATTCTTGGAAAACGAGGTGGAGTTACATCGTTTAACTGGACACCGCCACGCGGGGTGCTGGATTATGGGTGTGCCGTGAATAGGATAGAGCAGTCAATGATGCTTTTGACCAAGTAACATTACAATTTGTCGAGGTGTTTGAGTGATTACAAGCGACATCCAGCAAGCTTACGCAGAGGAACTTGTCGAGCTATTTGAGGTTCGACTTAAATCCTATTGGCGTTAACGAGCATTATTACTTTCACAATGGCGTGAACAGAACTAGGCGATAATGTGATATTTAATGGCATTGCCTATATCCGCTATCCAATCAGAGGCTAGTGGTTGGAACAGCAACAGGAACGAAAGCAGCCACGCCCAACTATCAAAATCGCTAATGCTGATGGAGTAATCGGCACGCTTTCACGCGCTAATGACGACTTGGTTAAAGTCAAGGTAATTAGACGTAGGACTTTTGTAAAATATCTTGATGCTGTTAACTTTACTGGCGGCACAATCCAACAGCAGACCCTAATGCTGCGCTTGATGACGAGATTTGGTACATTGACCGCAAGACTGGCGAAAATAAAATATATGTAGAATAAGAACTTGTAAGCGGTCTTGACCTTGAGAATAGTTACCTGCAAAACGCCAATGCGTTCAAAACGTATGCACTTGGAAGTATCGCAGCGCAGAATGTAGCTATACAGGTGGCGCAGTGGCTAATAAAGAACGATGTTATTACGTCAGTATTGAGTGAGGATGACTGTGGAAGCGTGACTTACATCATGCCAGCTTCGCTTTCCTAACCAGCCGTTGCCTTTTGGTGGCTTCCCAGCAATTACGCTAATCCGATGAAACACATAGAAAAACTGCTTGGCGAAATTAACGCCCATGTGAATAGCTCGCCAACGAAAGAGGTTTGCGGTCTAATTATTAGCGCGAAAACGCAAATACCGATATATTCCATGCACAAATATTGCGGATAACTCAAACGAGTTTATTATTGACCCGAATGGACTATGCAAACGCAGAGGATAATGGCACTGTGGTCGCTGTGTCTCATTCTCATGCGAATGTTAACCCTAACCCATCACAAGCAGATTTAATCTCAATAGAACGCCACAAAATACCTTTCTTGATAGTGAATTATCCGCTAAATACTTGGACTTATACCGAGCCAAGTGGATATAAAGCACCATTAGTCGGCAGACCATTCGTTCATGCAATTACAGACTGCTATGCGCTGCTTATTGATTACTATAAACAAGAGACTAAAACTAGACATCATTGACTTTGATAGATCGTTCAGAGTGGTGGGCTAAAGGCGACAATCTTTATCTTGAAAACTACAGAAAAAGCTGGCTTTGTTAAAGTAGATGATTTGCGAAGAAACATGATATTATATTGATGCAGGTCGGTAGCCAAGTGCCTAATCATTGTGCTATCTATTTGGGCGACAATATCATTCTGCATCATGTTATGGGCAAGGTTTCCAAGCCGTGATGTTTACGGCGGTTATTGGAAAAAGATTACTTATGCTTATTGTTAGGACACAAATCACTATGCTGACCGTTAAATTATATGGGCATCTAGCCACACAATTTGGTGATACACATAAAATCAACGCAAATAATCCTGCTGAGGTTATTCGTGCGTTTTGTGCTAACTATAAAGACTTCAAAAAAGCAATTGTGCAAGATGGTAAGGCTCTTTATAAAATCTTTGTCGGTAAAGAAACCGTTCAGATACAGAGCAAATTCATTTAGGCGCGTCAAAAGTAATTAAAATTGTGCCAGTTGTTGCTGGTGCTGGTGGTCTAGGTAAAGTAGTGCTTGGCGCAGCATTGATTGTTGCATCGTTTTATATGCCAACTTATTTCACCACACAAGGGCTATTCGCAGCGACAAATCTATCATCTATCGCAAGCTCTATTGGGTGGTCTTTAGTGCTTGGTGGGGTTTCTGCAGATGTTATTTTCCCCGCCTAAAGTGAAAATGAGACTCAGGTGAAAGACCTGAAAATCTACCGTCATACGCATTTAGTGGGGCAGTCAATACAACTGGTCAGGGTAATCCAGTGCCTATTTGTTATGGTCGCTTGCGTGTTGGCAGTCAAGTAATCTCTACTGGATTGAGTGTCACACAATTATGAGCAAACTTATTAGCGGCGCAAAAGGTGGTGGTAAGGGTAAGGGCGGCTCTAGCCGTGTTGCTCAAAGAAGCACCAGACTCACTACGTTCAATTCAATATGCGAATGTTGTCGACTTAATTAGCAGAAGGTGAAATCAGAAGGTCTTGTAGATGGTCTTAAATCTATCTATCTTGACGATACACCATTACAAAATGCTGATAATTCTTATAACTTCACTGGCGTAACAATTGTTGGTCGTACTGGCACACAAAATCAATCATACATGGATGGTTTCGCTGGTGCTGAGGCTGAGTCACCAGTTGGTGTAGAAGTTACTAAAGGTTCACCTGTCGTTCGTACTATTTCTAGGTTCAAATCTAACAGCAGTAAAGAATTACTTTATCAATTCCACAGCTTACTCAACAAAATACCACAAATGGCGACATTAACGGTTCGACTGTTGAGAATGGCTCTTGATATTCAAACAGATGGTGGTGGTTATGTTCTTCATATCCGCTTCGTAAACTATATAAAACCGAATATTTCGCACTTGGGAATCCATCATCATAACACTGTTGATGCAGAAAAATTTCAACATTACAGTTACTTGGACTCCGACAAGCGACTATCGACCACAAACAATTTATTATAAATTCCAATATCGTTTAGTTGGAAGTGGTACATGGTTAGACTACAGAAGCAACTAACTTTAGTGGAAATCCATTCACAACAACTAGACAAAATGACCCATTTGCACCTGCTATTGGATGGAGTGGTTATAGTTGGTATAACTCAATTAGCTATAACGCACCATCACCACAAACTCGAACATTTGCAGTCACACTTCTAAGCGCTAAATATGAATTTAGAGTGCTTAAAACAAGCGGTGATGGTTCAGTTGCGATTACTTATGGCGAGGGGATACTTTCCTGATGCAATAGATGTTATTTCAGGAAAAACAACATCTAAGTATCAGCGTTCATATTATGTGCCATTGCCAGCAGGCAGCACTTGGGACATTAAGCTAAAACGCCTTACTGATGACAGCACATCATCTGCACTTATCAATAAGACATATTGGGATAGCTACACAACAATCGTTGACGCTAAACTTACCTATCCAAATTCTGCTTTAATCGGCGTTCAGATTGATGCTGAACAATTTAATCGTATTCCAGTGCGCGGATATGAGAATCAAAGGCGTAAAAGTAAAAATACCAAGCAACTATAATCCGTTAACTAGGGTTTACACTGGCACTTGGGATGGTACGTTTACAGTTGCGTGGTCAGACAATCCTGCGTGGATATTCTATGATTTAGTGACAAACGATAGATATGGTCTTGGTGAGGTTATTTCTGAGTCTATGGTCGACAAATGGGGATTATATGAAATCGCCAAATATTGTGACGAGCTTGTAGACAACGGATTTGGTGGTTTAGAGCCGCGCTTCACTTGCAATATGTATTTGCAAACACGCGAGCAGGCTTTCAAGTTGTCACTAATCTAGCATCTGTATTCAGAGCAATGACATATTGGTCTAGCGGCTCAATCTATAGTTTCTCAAGACTCACCAAAAGACGTTCTCGCAGATATTCAGTGCTGCAAAACGTCATTGATGGTGCTGTTCAACTATTCAGGTTCAAGCGGAAAAGTACGCCACACAGTTGTTTTAGTATCATGGAACGACCCTGAGGATGGATACAAACCAAAAATTGAATATGTGTCAGACCAAGACGGAATTGACCGCTATGGCATTGTGCAAGCTGATTTAACAGCGATTGGATGTACTTCACGCGGTCAAGCTGCTAGATTAGGTCGCTGGATGATTTAGCAGCGAGCTTAACGAAACAGAAACTATTTCATTCAAGGCTGGGATGGACTCTGTTTCATTCAAGCTGGCGATATTATTGAAACGAATGATGCAATCCGCGCAGGTAAGCGATATGGTGGTCGCGTAGAGGCAGCTTAACGACAACATCAATCACACTAGACGCTGACATTGTATTCCGAAACAGGAAAGACTTACGAACTTTCATGTCGCCTTGCTGATGGGACGGTTGAGAACAAAAGTAGTCACAAATGCTGCTGGCACTACAAATATAGTGACTGTGGCAACTGCATTTACTAGCGCACCTGAAAAATATTCAATGTGGCTATTGTCTGCAAGCGATTTAGTGCCTGAACAGTGGCGTGTCGTATCTATCTCTGAAAACGCTTCCAAATGAGATTGAGATTACTGCGCTTGCGTATAGACCTGATAAATACAATGCTGTTGAGCAGAATTTGGTATTACAGCCATTACCAACTTCAATTACGAGAGTAAGTGCGCCGCCAGCACCAACTAACTTTAAAGTGACGGAAACACTTTATCAAGCTGGTCTTGGTGTTGTTGGAGTTAAAAGCGACAGTAAGCTGGGATGCTACGCCTTCTGCTAGTGGATATGTGCTGACTTACAAATCAGACAAAACTAATCTGCAGACAATCCAAACAACAAATAACAGCGTTGAAATCTATCCTATTTTAGAAGGTAGATACACATTTAGCATCGTTGCGTTAAATGACATTACGCGTTCGACAACAACATCAATCACAGTTGATATTCTTGGTAAGACGCTGCCACCAACAAATGTGAGCAACTTTGCAATCACAAATCTTGGTGCGATTGGTCTATTCCACATGGGATGCTGCGACAGATTTAGACGTATCAGTAGGTGGTAAGGTTAAATTCAGGTTTCTCACCTAATCCACTTGCATCATGGGAAACATCAAGCGATTTGCTAACGAAGCTGCTGGTAATGCGACATCAATCACGCTTCCACTACAATCAGGCGTATATTCTGCTAAATTCATGGACTCTAGCGGCAACTTTTCAACAACTGCTACGGCTATTGCAACAGACGCTTACAATCTGCTCAAAATTAACTTTATTGAAAATATTGTCGCACAGCCGTCATGGACAGGTACAAAGACAAATACACAGGTTTATTCAGGGTTTGGCGATACTGGATTAGTGCTTTCTAGTAGCGAGCTTTGGGATAGCGCAGATTTAATTGATGGTGATGATTTAGTCGACTTTGGTGGCGGCATGGCATCTAGTGGCTCATATAGCATGGGCTATTTGGATTTAGGCGAGGTGCAGACATCACGCGTTCTCATCATTGATTGAGGCTTATGGCGTAGACACTCAGAATTTGTGGGACTCTGACGAGCTTATGGACTCGACAGAGCTTGTTGATAGCGCAACATCACTAACATCTAAAGCCGTTATGTGGTATCGCACTACAAATGACGACCCTGCTGGTACTCCAACATGGTCTGATTGGCAAATCTGTACTCTAGCTGACATAAATTGTCGCGCATTAGATTTTGAGTTAAGATTAACAACATCAGAGCTTTATCATAACGATTCTTGTGACTACAGGCAGAGGTGTCGATTGATATGCCTGACCGTGTAGAGTCAGGCGATAACTTGGTTCTCCAGGCACTACAGATTATTCTTGTGACTTACGCAAAACCATTTATGGTCGATCCAGCAAATAGGCATTAGCATTGAAAATATGAATACTGGCGATTATTATCCTATTGTTCTCAAAGATCTAATACTGGTTCTACAATCGCTTCTACAATGCTCTGGCAACGCGTGTTAGCAGAACATTCGATTACATAGCAAAGGCTTACTAATATGTCACAAGCTGATTTAAATATAGACAATATATCGCGGTCACTATCTCGCGCAGAGGTCAATCAATCACTACAAGCGTTAGCATCATTAAGCTCAGGTGCAACTGCACCAGCAACGACTTATGCCTATATGCTATGGGCAGATACAACTACAGGTATTTTAAAACAACGTAATGCTGCAAATAGCGCATGGATTAACAAAGGCACAATTGCTGACGTTAATTGGGGGCTTGCAGCACTTACAGATGACCAAACATGGTCAGCTCTCAGGCGCGGAACGGTTGTTACAGACAATGACGGTCTATCTGATATGAACGCAGGAAACAACTTTAAATGCACACCAACAGGCACATTTACACTCACATTTACCAATATCGCTAGTGGTCAAAGCGGATATGTGTATTTAATCAATACTGGTGGTTATGCAATCACAAAGGATAGTGCAGTCAAAAGGCAGCGCGTCATTACTCAACACTACAATTTGCTCAACCGCTGGTAAATATCTGCTGGTCATATCTCTACAGATGGCACAGACGTTGTTATCACTTCATCACAGGCGGTTAGCTAATGTCTTTACTATGAAACAGTAATGCTATTGAGGCTGGTGATTATACCATCAATAACAGCTTGCGCTTTGTAAGTCTGCTCTCTGCTTATTTAAGTCGCACCTCCAGCAAGTACTGGCAATCAAAAAACATTAACATTAGAGTGTTTGGTGTTAAACGCGGTGCACTAGGAGTTGGAGGTGGTCATTATTTTGGTTCTATGGAAATGACATAGATCTCAATATTATTGTGATCGTGATATTTTAGCAATCAACGTTGCAGTGTGTGCTTGCATACTATACTGCAGCATTTGAACTACATCTACAAGTATCTCCGTGACCCATCAGCTTGGTATCATATTGCTGTTGCGGTAGATACAACGCAAGCTACTGCATCAAATAGAGTTAAAGTGTATATTAATGGCTCTCAGGTAATGTGCACTGCATCACAGCTGCAACTATCCACAAAATACAATACTTAGATAATGTATACTGCACACATACTATTGGTAGTATCATCAACGCAACTAGCTATTTTTAGATGGCTATACCTAGCAGAAGTAAACTTCATTGATGGTCAAGCATTAACACCATCATCATTTGGCGCTACAGACGCTTCTAACAGGCGTATGGCAACCTAAATAAATACACAGGCACATATGGCACTAATGGCTTCTTACTTGCCATTTCTCTGACTACTACATCAGCTAACTACACTAGCTTACGATAAGAGTGGTAACGGTAACAACTGGACTGCTAATAATATCAGCACAACTGCTGGCGTTACTTATGATGCCATGATTGATAGTCCTACTGATGGGTGCTAGTGGCTACGCAGCCCTGTTGGAAATTATGCAACACTTAATCCTATTGGCTCTGATCTTACATTGCCATTAGCTTCTGCTAATCTGAATTATTCAGGAACTAAAGTACAAATACACAACTTATGCAAAAGGTACTATTGGTGTATCAAGTGGAAAATGGTATTGGGAATGTATTCCTAACCACAGATGCTGTAGGAAATACCTTATTTGGCATTCAAGATGCAAACTTTCATCAACATCTGTTAGCGGACAATCTGTTACATCTGGGTACGCCTATTATGTAAGTGGTGAAAAAGTTACTGGAAGTACAAATACTGCCTATGGAGCAACATGGACTGTAAATGATGTAATTGGTGTCGCGTTTGATTCATCTGCTGGCACTTTGACATTTTACAAAAACGGTGTAAGCCAAGGCACCGCATTTACTGGAATCACAGGAACATACATCCTGATTATAGCTTTATACCACCATCCGCATCTAGAACAATTGCTGGTAATTTTAACTTCGGTCAACGCCCATTTGCTTACACACCGCCTACTGGCTTCAAAGCACTATGTACATCTAACTTACCTGACAGCACTATTGTTAAGGGCAATCAGTACATGGATGCTACGCTTGTAACTGGCACAGGTGGCGCACAAACAATCACTAATGCTGGTGGATTAAGCCCTGATTTTATTTGGAGTAAAGGCTCCAGCCAGTATCAATAACGTATTAGTTGACGCAGATAAGAGGTATTGATAATTTCTTATGGTCAAATGCTACCAATGCAGAACAATCAGGAGAGTGGATATACATCATTAATTCAAATGGGTTCAGCAATGGAACATTTAGCAATGGTGTGACTTATGTAGCTTGGCAATGGGACGCTGGTAGCATCTACAGTAACCAACACTAGCGGTACTTATCTCATCTCAAGTAAGAGCTAATCCTACTGCTGGCGTGAGTGTGGTTACTTATACAGGTACAGGTGCTAATGCTACTGTAGGTCATGGCTTGGGTGTTGCGCCAAAGATGATTATTGTTAAGTCGTAGAGATTCAGTGGCTGGATGGAAAACATACGATGCTAATCTAGCTGCTGGTTATGGCTGGAATTGCAAGACTACTGCTGCACAACTAAAACTTACCAGCAACATTTACTACTGCATTGTAACCCAACGTCAACTAGTATTTAGCGTTGGTACAGGTAACAGATACAAATGCTACTAGTGGTACTTACGTTGCCTACTGCTTCGCTGAAATTGCAGGTTTCTTCTAAAGTTTGGAAGTTACACAGGTAATGGTAGTGCAGATGGTCCGTTTGTGTACAGGGTTTAGACCTACAATACATAATGATTAAATCCAGATGCTGTTAAGTGATTGGAATGTAACGGATACATCACGCTCTCCATGATTAACCTTGCAAATGCAGATTTATCTCCAAGCAGTCCAAGCGAGAATCCACTAGCGGTTTTGCAAGTATGGATATTTTATCTAATGGATTTAAATTAAGAACAACAGATGCTTATGTAAATGGTAACGGAAATACAATGATATTTATGGCATTTGCCGAATCACCTTTCAAGGTCAGTTTAGCCCGGATGAGTAAAAGACAGTCTGCCCTAGACCATATAGACAAGCATACAATGAATACAATGGTATTCCTTTGGTATCGTGGTAGGTCACTCTGATAAAAGAGAAAAGAATGGTGCTTTGCTGTATGAAGTTAAATGCGCTGATTGTGGAGTAGACTCCATTTAAGAAATGCAAAACATTTAAAGCAAGGAATGAAAGCTAGGGGAATGTAAATATTACAGACCACCAAATTATACTGGACTTTCAAAAACGACAGCTGCTTTAATTAGACGCAAACATGGTATTACCGAGCAGCAGTATTATAAATTATTGGAATCTCAAGGGAATGGTTGTGCTATCTGCGGAAGAAAAAGAAGAACCAGATGGCAGGCGTTTAGCTATAGACCACATGAACTCATAGATACTGATGAAGTTAGAGGAATACTCTGCAACAACTGTAACAACGGAATAGGCTCTTTTGGCGATAACGTGGAAGGTATGTTAAAAGCCATTGAGTATTTAAACAATTCCCCTATTAACGCTTTAGCGAGGCAATTATGAAAGTGATTCACCCACAGACGGACAATATATCCAAGAAGGTCAGCAATTTACCATTGATGGCATTACTGATCCTGCACAATGGCTTAACCAAGCTACAAGCGAACAGAAATTAGCTATTGGATTAGAGTAAGCAGTTGCAACTAACTCACCAAAATCTGATAAATACTATTGGGTGTCAACTAACTAGACAAGGCGACATTGACATACATCAATACGCCTAAAGACCTAGACATGGTTAAAAAAGATGCAGCATCTACAGTAGATAGCTGAAGTCGGCGCACGAAAACGCAAGCGTTTCACGATAAATGCGGAAACGGTTAAACACCCAAATTGAAATCAACGAAGTACAA